GCTAAATTTACAGGTGAAAGATTTGAACAGAGTGTATTAGCACAAGATGAAGCGATGCAAAATGTTTGGGCTGCTGTTGATAAAGAATTAAAGATGTCAGGATTTACTGTTAAGCAAGGTAGTAAGTTTTCTATTGATAAGATTAAAGCACAGGCGGAAAGATATAAAAATGACCAGGGTGCTATGATGAAATGGGTTCAAGAAGCTCAACCAGGTGCTGATGAAAAACTCTATTCTAAATTTATGGATATTATTTCAAAAGCGTATGCTAGAGAAGAATCTCAACAAAAATCAAAAATCTCTGTTGTTCAAGAATACAGAACTTGGAGAAAGGCTTCACTTAAAGGTACAATTGGTGTAACTCTCTTTAATTTTCCATCAGAAAAAGTTAAAGCGATTGAAGATAGAATTATCACTACAAAGAAAACCAAGAAAACTTGGGAAACTGGAGAGGATGAGGTCACTGACCCATTCGCTTCATAAAGGATAAAAATGTTGGTATCGTTTTTAGATATTTTTCTTGAAAATATATCGATCGAAGCTAATGATGTTAAACGTATCGAAAAAGAATATAATGTTGAAAATCGTTCGATAGTTAAGATAACACTTTATGATGGTAGTACGTTTTTTATAATGGGTAAAGTACCTCATATTACTAGAGCAATTAATAACTCTAAAAAATATTAGATTTAAGAACAAAAAGAGAAAAGGAATTTAAAATGTTAGAAATTATCTTAGCTAATTTTGGTTTTTGGTTTAACTTCTTAGTACCTATTGCTATTGGTTTTTGGTTATATATCACCAATAGAGAATATATATTAAAAGAGTTTGGAATTCAGGTAGCGGCAACCTTAGCCTATGTAGCAATAATTTATTCATTGCTTTTTTCAGTTACTACTGATATTTGGGATACGAATTATTTTAATGGTAAAGTAGCATCATCAACTTATTATGAAGAATGGGATGAGAAAGTAACATACACCGAAACCTATTCTTGTGGAACATCTAAAAATCCTAGAACTTGTACAAGAATAAAAACTAGAATTGACCACCACCCAGCTTATTATCAAATCAAAACAAATCTTGGAGAAACTATTCCTATTTCAAGAGGGGAATATCTTCAAGCAAAGAGAGAATTTGGCACAAAGTTTGTAAATATTAGTAGAAGTAATCAAGTATCTTATGGAGATGGTGACAAATATGTTTCTCAACCAAATAAAATAATCCCTACTTCTGTGGGTCATACTTATGAAAATTTAGTGGCAGTAGCAAAAGATAATGTTATTCATACTAAAGTTCCTAAAGAGGAAATCCAACAATTAGTAAAAGTCGGAGTTCTAAGAGAATACCCTATACTTTATGAGGGAAAATATGGAGAAACAAAGTTAAATAGAATCATTGATACAACGGGAAGAATTAAGAACCCTAATAAACAATTAGAAATTCTTAATCATATTGCGACAAGGGTTGGGATTACTAAACAAGCTAATCCTATTCTGTACATAGTAGATTCAGAAAAATATGATAGAAGTTTTAAAGATGCTTTATCACAATATTGGAAAATGGGTAAAAAGAATGATGTAACTTTAGTTCTCGGTGTAGATAAAAAAGGTAATGTCCAATGGTCGGATGTTATATGCTTCACTAATAATACAGATTTTATTATTGATATGGGTAATGCTTTTAAAGATATTTCTATTAATTCTCCAACGGTTCTTACTAAATTAGAATATCATATTAATAAAAGCTATATCAGAAAACCAATGAAAGAATTTGAGTACCTTAAAGAGAATATTACTTTAGAGTGGTATTGGCAATTACTTATCTTCATTGGTAATGTTATCCTAAGTGGATTTATTACTTGGAAATTTTTAACAAATTGGGAGAGAAAAAGATAATCGAAATAAATAGCGGATGGCGTCCACAAAAACCTAAGGACTGTTTGGATAATATTAATAAACAAATTGATAAGCTTAAAGAGGATAATATAGTAAGGGTGATAACATTAGAAAAGAAAGACACTAGTCATTTAGAATTTATATATACTGCTTTTTTAGAGGTAATTAAAAAGAATGATAAGCAATTTATTTAGCAAAGAAATGACTAATATTTAGAGCCTTTCCTTATATTATCTATTGCAGGTATCATTTCTAAATTTTTTATATCTGCTATTATATAAGGAAGAATATTATTATCAAAACCATATTTAACAGGAATTTTATGGTCAAGGTGATAAGCATCTTCTTTGCCTACTGTCCCTCTTTTATCAAAATTTTCTAATAAGTGAACCGGCTGTTTTTCAGTTAGTTTTCTTACTATCCTTGAATATAATTTGAAGTCTGAAATGTCTTCTTGTTTTATCCATTTACCAGATGCTTCATTTGTTTTCCTCAATGTTTTCCTAACTTTATCTTTTATTGCCTCTGAACAAATTGGGGCTGGACCGCCATACCTTAATATATTTGTTTGTTTTCTTTTTTCCTTAAAAGAATTAATATGTTCAGGCACAGCAAAATAACTACAATAGCCATACTTTAGATGACAAGTTTTTGTATAAGATTTGTTCCAATTATCCCAAAATTCTTTATATTCTTGTTCTGATAGATTGCTATAAAAATTCTTATTTCCTTTTGATATATTGTGCTTCCTCTCATTTCTATCTTCTTCACTAAGATTTTCCCATGATGTCTTGACACCTTGACTTAATTTTAATATGAAATTTATATCTTTTGTTTTATGATTGTTTGCGCATTTCGAAGAACAACATATTCCTTTCTTTTTGGTAGGCACAAATTTTTTGTTGCATTCAGGACAAATTTTTGAATGAATTTTAGTATAAAAATACTCAGATGCACTTCTATTATTCTTAAAAATTTGTGATTTTATATTGAAGTATTTTATATAAGTATGTATTTGGTTTCTCTTTTTTATATCTTTATACAGCCAGTAAAAAGCTGTTTCTTCATTATATTCATTATAAAAATACCAAAACTTCAATTTGTTTATTACAGATTTTCTATATGTTTTATTTGTTTTTAACTTATTATAGTCAATTTTTGAGTGTTTATATTGTAGTAGTCTCATTGTTCGCTCCGTTTAAGACAAACGGAGGTCGTGGTTCTGTTTGTCTTTTTATTTTATTTATATTTTTATATATACTATATCCCAGAACCACGACGAACAAAATATAGTATATATAAAAATATAAGATGGAGGAACTCTCATCCTCCTTGTTATTTTATAGTATAACTAACTATGACTTAATTACTCAATTTAAGCAATAATCCTAAGATTATTTACTTAAAAGGCTGTCAGAAAAATCAACTTGAAAAGTTCTAGCATATAGTCCTTGAGTATCTTTAGAGTTCATTGGATTCTCTTTAATTCCATATCTTGTATTAAGAATTATAGCCGGTTGCCCTGACTCAGGGTGAACAACTCTTGTGAAAGAAACTGGTACATACGGTGCGTAGTAACCGATAGCATCTCTTCTGTCAGAACCTTTATAGATTACTGTACAATAATCAGTAGTAGCAAAAGCATCCATAACAACTTTCATTTTATTGAATGTTCCAATAACCGCAACACCAACTGCCGTAGCATCTACAGATGTAGAATTTTCAATAGCTTTGTAACCTTTAAGTTGTTCTAAAACTGTAGCAACTTTTGGAGACACAAGTAAAATATTACCAGCTCCTCTTCTTGTTAGTCTAGCAATTTCTCTTGATTCATTAGCAATTTTAAGTTGTAAGTGAGCCATACCTTCTAATTCGAATCTAGCTGAACCAGATGCATCAACACCACCAATTTTAAAGTCACCTGCTGGAGCAGCCCAAGCATTTACTTTATCAACAATTTCTCTATCAAGTTCGTTTTGAATCTCAACAGCCATCATATTCATTAATTCTTCATCAGCATTAAGACCATGCATTGCTTTTAAATCTTGGTACATTTCAACAGTATATTCTGCTTTAAGTTTTCTTGATTCAACACCAATTTGTGTTTGAATGATATCGAAACCGATTTCTGACATATCATAACCAAGTAATTCTGCTTCTGAAGTTGGAAGTGAACCAGTATAACCTTTTAAGATTTTTCTGAATGTTAATTCGTTAGAATAAGTAACTTTGATAGTACCTATTTCATTATCTGCAGCATCATTAAGAGTAGCAGTTGCAGAACCAATTTTACCATCGATTAAGAAAAAGTTTTCTTCAGCATAGATAACAGTTGCAGTAGCAGCGCCAACTTTAACAGTATCACCTTTAACTGGAGCAGTACCAGTAACAGCTACTTCAATAATTTGTGAACCCGCGATTGGTGAAATTCTACCACCAGTTTTATCAGCAGCATTAGCACCCATACCTGTATATCTAAATGCAAGTGTGTAAATAAATCCAGTAGGACTTGTAAGTGGTTGAACACCAACTAATTCATTAGCAATAAGTGCTGGTTGAATTCTTCTTGCCAAAGGCATAAAAATTGGAGTGAATTGTGCAACATCTGATGCAATTGTTCCCTCTGTCATTAATCTTGCTTCTTCTTGTGCTTGATTTTCAAGTAAAAGTGCAACATTTGATTTTTCGCTAGCCTTGATTGCTGGCATCTTTGCTGATTCTAAAATATCAGCGTATTTTTCTGTTAACATTTGTGTTTCCATATTTTTAATTCTCCTATTTTGTTTTTATTATTTATATTTTTATATATAGTATATCTTAGAATAAGTGACTTGCTTTTGTAACGTAAGATGAACCTACACTCTCAACAATAACTTTTTCTTCAACTTCAGGTGCTTTCTCAGCAACAACTTTTTCGCCTTTAACAGACTCAACTAATGTATCCATTTTTTCAATGAAATCTACCGGAGCAGATGCATCAAATTCAACAACTCTTGCAAGTTTAAGGAATTTATCTCTTTGAACAGCAGTCATATCTTCAGCAGATTCTTTTACAAGACCTGTTTTTAATAATTCAGCGTTTTTCTCTTTAAGTTCCATGTTTTCTTCCATTAGTCTATCAGCAAGTGCTGTAGCAGACTCATCAATTTCTTCTTCAATTTCTTCTTTTGCTTCAGCAATTTGTGCAATTTCTACACCAGTAGCAATCATTAAAGAATTGAATCCCTCAAGTACAGCGTCGTATTTTTCAGATTTTACTGATTCATCAATTGCAAAAGTATTATCTTCAACGAATTGTTCAACAACTTTTTCTAAATAAGCATCAATAGTATCTTCTAAATCAGCCTTCATTTCAGTCATTTGAGCAACCATATATTCTTCGTATTCTGCTTCTTTGCCTTCAGCTAATTTAACAGCTTCTACAAGTACAGCAGCATCAAAAGATTCTGATAGTTCTTCTTTAATTTCTTCAGCAATATCCAAATTTTCTAAAATTTGTTTCATGTTTGTTTCTCCCTATGTTTTTAATTTTTATCGATAAAAATTAGTTAGATTTATGACTTTTCGGTCAAATTTTTATCGATTTTTATATATAGTATCTTATACTGGAATTATTTATATTCCTGTAATTTACCTTTATTTCCTAAAATTATTAAATCTTCTGTGATTTTAATGCCTCGATAAGAGCCTTAGCAGTTTCTGAATCTATTGATTTTTTGCTTTCGGTGCTTTCAATGACAGGATTTTCTAAATAATCACTAATATCCTGAACAAGTCCTTCAGTTTTCGTTGAAATATATTCATCAATACTTTCTACAATATCATTTAATTTATTCTCTTGAGAATGAATTACCTCTGACATATAATCAGCCATGCCTTTAATGATTTCTTTTTTTGCTTCAGATACTGCAATATCAATTTTTTCCTGAATTGGGCAAGGTTCGTTATTTTCCTTTGCTTCATCGATTTTTGTCTGAGCAATACTACATGCTTCACCAATACAACCATTTTCATCAATCATAAATTCTTTATCTTGCATTATACCATTTTCAAATTTATAACCTTCAACCATACCATTAAGCATAGCATTGTAATCTGATGGCATATCAACTGCATCATAAGTAATTAGTTTGAAATCTTCTACAACACCTGTAGCAGAAACTTTACCAACTCCTCTTGAACTAACACCAATTTTAATTCCTTCTTTTATAAGACCTTTTATTGAGTTTGTCGCTTCAGTATTATTGTTAAGGATTTTTGCCTTACCAACAACATTCCCTGTCTCATCCAATTTTAATTCAACAATTCTAAGAACTGCCTTCAGTGGGTCAACTGTACTTCTTGGTGGATGTTGCCATTCACCTAGCGTATTGACAGACCTCTCCTTGATTTCTTTTTGATATTTTGAGATTTCTCTTTCCCATATTGCTCTTGAATAAATTCTTCCGTTTCTATTTTTAACCTCAGGTGTACTAAAAGTACCGCTAATGTAATAGTTTCGTTCTGTGTTGCCTGTACTTTCATTTAGATTTTCCTCAATAGAGCCATCCAATAAAAGTGGGTCTTCCATAATTAATTTCATATTATTTTTCCTCTTTAGATAATACTTCTAATGTTAATATTTCATCACTAGAAAGTTCTTCTTTTTCACTTAAATCAATTTTAAGTTTAGCAATTTCATCTTCAGATAGTTTAGATAACATTTCGTTAATTTCTTCTATTGAAGTTTCCTTAACTGGAATGTTTTTCTCTGTTATAAATTCTTTGAATGTTTTCATATTATTCTCCTATATTTTAATTTATTTATATTTTTAAAGAATACAAACCAATCAAATCACCTTTTCCTTGTCTAATAAATCTATCAGCAGAAACCTTGCTATTACCTAATTTATTTTCACTACCCGTTTTCAATAGTAATTGTGATATTTTTATCATATCCTTTCTCATAATATTTTCAATAACAATTTTACCATCTTTGAAAATATTATATCTAACTGATTTTTTAGAATTTGATATAACTAATCTTTTTGTGGATTCCTTGGCATTTGTAGTAATTTCTCCATTTAGTATAAACTCTTTATTCTTAGTTTCGGAGCACCTTCTATTGGATAATTCTTGAATTGTTATAATATTTCCTGTTATATCTGTAGTTAGTTTCTTCCTACTTATCGCTGCTTTTCTGGCATTTTCTTTAGCATTTGTTGATACTGTTCCATCTTCTAATATAATTTCTGTATAATCCCAAATTCTTTTATTCTTTAAATATTCTTTTCTTAATATTGAATACATTTCTGAACCTATTAAGTCTTCAGGATTAGAAATTCTATTATTTTTAACATTCATATTATTCATTGAATTCCAAGCAAAAACCATACTAGGATTACTAATAGCCTGCACCAATAAAGAATGTGCTTTATAATGATTATCAAATGTTAAGTGAGTGCCATTAAATTTATTTTCATTTAAGTTAGAAAAATTAGGAAATAATCCATCAGGTAATATGTGATGGTGTTCAGTTTCGCTAATTATTTTATTTCCTATATTTTGTTCTAAACAGAAGTCAATATATTCTTCTAATTTTTGTTGAGATTTTATATTAATATCTGAATTCTTAAACTCTTGTAGTATTCTGTATTTTTTAAATACTAATATTATATTATTTATTATAATCTCATTTTTTAAAGCATATTTATTTATTTCTTCTATTTCATTTTCTTTAATATTTTTAACATACACTGCATCGTGTAAATGAAAACTCTCTTCTGATAACATAGATTGTATTCTTTTCATTATTTTAGACTCAATGCTTTGGAATGTTTGAACTCTAATATCTATGTTTGTTATTCTTCCTTTGAAATCTTTGATTATCTTTTTATCTTCATCAGAAATATTACTTGCTAGATATTTATCAATAGTAGATAAATCTTTACTTAAACCGTTAATGAATTCATTATTTAAACATTGCTTATATTTTTTAAAAGACTTGAAGAAATTAATTTGAGACTCTGATGGTATATTTGAATTAAAAGTAACTATTTGAATTAATTCTTTAACTTCAGTCATATTTAAACCTAAATCTAATGATATTTTTTGTCTAACTTCATTTTTGTTATTTACATAATCTGTTATATAAAAAAGTTCATCATCTATTTTATTTTGTGCTTTTCTTAATAAAATAGTTTGTGCTGCACTTCCCAAATCCAATTCTGTAAATCCATCAAATAAAGCTGTTCTAACTTCTCTAGGAAGAGAATGAATGTAACTGTAATTTCTGCCATAAGGCTTATAATCTTTATTATAATATAATTTGCCATTCTTATAATTAGAAATTATAAGATTTATTTTATGTTCGTATTTAGTGCCTTTGAATATATCTAAAAGTTTAATATTTTCTTCAGGAATTGTTATAAAAGAATCATTTATAATTTCGGCTATATTTTTAATAGAAATAGAATCATTAATATTTTCTTCGTTATAAGTATTATCTAATATGCTAAGGATAACACTATCCAATTTATTTTTATGAATAACTTTTGAATAAACTCCAATCTTTTCACTTTTAAGTATTGAAAAACCTGATGTATAATTGCCTTTTTTACCTTTTATTTCAAGTTTAAAAAATAGTTTGAAGAAACTATTTTGATTGTTTAAAAATCTTGAACCCAATGCTTTACCTAAATATCTTGAATCTAATGCTATTAGTGATTTGTCTTCTGAATGAGATGAGAAATATTGTTGTAATAGATTATAAGTTAATAAATAATCTTTCATTTCCTTAAATCTTTTAGTTCCGGCCACATTTTTGAATCTTAAGGGAAACTTGGATATAGAAACTAATATTTCATTTATTTCATCTTTGCTAGGTAAGAATACTATATCGTTATGTTTAAATCTATTTGCATTTTTATATATACTATCTTCTGGATTGTTTAATCTGATTTTTTCTTCTGTGATTATTGAATTGTAGTTTGAATCCAATTTTAGTGTAGTTGTAGTCATTTATAACCTCTTATTTTTAAATTAATAAAAGGTGTTTCTCAGGACAATGTTATATCTTTTATTAAGTGGTTCATGTCCTGAGAGGCAACCACTTAATAAAAGATATAACCCTTTTATTAATATTATTTATAAAAGTCAAAATCCTTCGACATCGTACTCTCCCTGCTCAAAATGACCCATCCAGGTACAAGCAAGAATATATTCGTTAATAAACGGGTTATTTTCTTCTGTCAGTATGTCTAATATATTGTGAAAATTAATTTCGTCTATATTATTTAGGTTAGAGATTGCTTCCATTACATTAACTATCTCTTCGCTATCTTTTAATATTTCTTTAATCTTATTCACCATATTGACTCCCTATATACTATATTCTAACTAAAAATTACTTAAAAATTCAGCCTCTTGAATAAATTCTTCCGTTTCTATTTTTTGCTTCTGGTGTAGAGAAAATCCCAGAAATATAATAATTTCTCTCAGTGTTGCCTGTTGACTCATTCATTTCATCTTCAAAATGACCTGATAGCAAACTAGCACCTTCCATAATTAATTTCATTATGTACCTCCTATTTTATTAAGTTTTGAACTTAATAATATTTATATTATTCTGTTGGTTCAGAAGGCTCTGTTGGTTCAGAAGGTTCAGAAGGTTCAGAAGGTTCTGTTGGTTCAGAAGGTTCAGAAGGAGTGTTATCTGAGCTACCAGTATCACCGGTCACTTTAGCGAAATTAGTTTTCATTGCTTGCAATTTAAGTAGTTCCTGACCAGCAGATTTAATTTTGTCATTGTTTCGAAGTTTGTCTTCAAGGCTTGTCTTAACTTTATCAGCAAATTTAGAAAATTCTTTTTGCTCTGCATGATTAATAACTTCTTTTATCTCGTTTATGTTTTGTACTGTTGTTTGCGTGTCTTTCACGTTATATCCTTTATATTGTTTGTGTTGTTTTATTCATATTTATTTATACATTCAGGAATACCCTGAATGCTTTAAATTCTACCAACTGTCCTCGTCATCATCACCATCACCTGCATAAAATCTTGAATACACTGGATCAGTTTTTTCCTTTTCTAATTGCTCTGCCAATTCTTGAATGTCTTCATCTGACATTCTAAAAATATTCTTAAATACAAATTCATGACTGAAATATTTACCAATCAATTCTTCTATATTTGAATACATATCGATAGCCTGAGATAAATTTTCTCTTTGCATTTTTTGAAAGAATTGATTTTCAGAAACAAATTTGATTTTCATATTAGGAAGCAATTCCTCCCATTCCTCTTCTGTCGCTATTCCTTTTGTAATAACCTGTCTTTTTAGAAGTTCATAAAATAATTCCAAAAATTGGTTCCTTAATCTTGAGATAAAATTAAAAAACTTTAATTCCTCGCGTTTAACTGTTGCAGCATCAAAATCAAATTCTCCTTCGCCTGGACCCTCATCATTTATTCTATCAGTCGGAATCTTTAATGATGTATATAGTTTTCGCTTGAAATATAGAACATCGCCAAGTTCTCCAAGGTTGCCTGTTTCATCGATTGTATCTACAGTAGTGCCTTTTTCACCGCCTCTATTTGGGAACCAATAATCCTCTGTCAATGAAGCAACGTGTTGCTGATTCGAGATGGTACCTGTATTAAGGTCATAGAATTTTTTATATTTGAATTTTGCTTGGTTTTTGTTCATAACCTCTTCAGCTTTTTTGTTGTTAAGGTTTGAAACATCAACATTAAAAACCCTCCTTGAAACAGACCTCGTAAATCTCATGGGGATAAGCATATCTTCAAGTGTGCTAAGCATATTTGCGGGTTTTATTGCTGTATGAAGGTTGCTCAGAATCATATTTTCGTTGTATATCCCAGAGTCAATCCTGATGATTTCCTCTCTATCAAAAAATCGCTCTTTTTGTAATTTAGGATTAGCAAATTGATTGTTTGCATGAGACATATCCACGTATTCCCAAATATTTTTTGTGTAATTGAATATAAGATTGAAAGGAGTCAAAATATTCATTTTCCTGATACCTCCACCCATATCCATCTCATCATAGGCACAGTGAATATTTAATTGACCGTCAATATAAAATGATAAAAACATAGAGTAGATATTTTTGTCAAGTTTTACCCTTCTCATAATATCCTTCAATTCATCAGCAAATTTATCCTTAACCTCTTGAGGAATCTCATTCCCAAAATCCATATTCAGGATATCGTCAGAGCCAGGACTAAAAACAGCCTCATCAACAATCTCATTGATAGCATCAGAAACTTCAGGACTCGCAGCGATACGTCTGTATGTTTTTATTAATTCATTTTGTAATTGTGTTTGCTTGAGTTTTTTTGATCCTTGACCACTGTATATATTGGTGTCTCCAGTGTCAAGAAAACCAACAGGAATAATGTCGTCCAGTGACTGTTCAATTTGTTCAGGAGCAGGAGTACTAGTGAGAAACTCTGGGTCCTCAGGAACTGATAAGAACGGTTTTTCTAACATTTCAAGTATCATATTTTTCTTTTTCATGTATTAATCCTTAATTTATAAATATTTATATAAAAACAAAAAAAGGAGTAAGAATATGGCAATTATAAAAAACACGACAGAGGTATTTTTTGAGGGAGCAATTATAGAATTGATTGCTGGCAATGAAATTCAAGACCAAAGTCCATTAGTAAAAGCAAAACCAGAATTATTTGAAATTACTAGCACAAAACCTGCTAAGAAAATCAAAAAAGAGGTTAAAGAAGAACCAAAAGAGGAACTTTTAGTTGAAGAACCTGTTGCTGCATTAGAAGTCACTGAGGTTAAGGAAGCACCTGCCGAAGAAGTAGTTGAAGAAGTAGTTGAAGAAACTAAACCTAAAAGAAGAAAAAGAAAATAATTCTTAAATAAACAAAAATATAATAGTAGATTTTTCTGCTATTATATTTACACTATTTCCATTTACACCTATTATCTTTCCATAATAACATCTGAAGATTATCTTTCCCTGCTATAATATCAGCACTTATATTATCATTAAATCCTTTATAAACAGAAATTATATGGTCCAATTGATAACCATCTTCGCCACAAAGAACTCTATTATAATTATTCGGATTTATATCATCTTTATATTGTTTATAAGTTTTTTCGGTCAATCTACGAACCGCTAATTTATATATTTCCCAATCTGACATTTTATCTTTAGGAATCCAATGACCATTTTCTTCCATTGTTTTACGTTTTTGTTCTTGTGCTATTTCAGCATTATTGTAATTTTCATCGCCATATTTTTCTAATTTGGTTGCTTTTTGTTTATTGATGTTTCTAAAATTTTTGTTACCATATTTTTTTAGCGAAGTTATTTTGGCTTTTATATGATTCTTTTCATAAGTACCATTTTCTCTATTCGTTTTAATTGCAGACTCTCTATTATTATAATTTTCATCACCATATTTTTCCAGTTTAGTGGCTCTTTCCTTCTCTTTATTTTCCTTTAATGAAAAATTGCATTCAACACCATATTTTTCAAGATTGGTTTTCTTTAGTGTTTGTTGAGTTCTTTTGTATCTATCTTTATAACACTGACATTTCATATCGCCACAAACACTAAGATACCCTTTTGTGAATGATTTAAATTTACATTTATTTCCTCCAGAGCATTTAGGCACTTCAGTTAATTCATTGTAGATTAGATGCAATTCTTCTGTTGTTTCGGATATTTTTCTGATTAGGCTTGGGTTCAATCCTCTTTCAGTTATAAGATTTTCTTTAATGTATTGTTTCGTGATTTTCATTTATTTCTCCGTTCAAGACAAACAGAACTAGGTCGGTTTATTTATCTTTTTATATTATTTATATATACCATATTACTAAACCGACCAAGATAAAAATAATATGGTATATATAAACAATATTTTTATTATACTATACTTTTGCTTAATAAAAAAGGGACCGAAGTCCCTAATATTAGAGTCCTTGTATAAGTTTTGCTTATACAAATATCTCACTAAACTCTACGCCAGTACCAACTGCGACAAAATTTAGTGTAATAAA